TGATGCGTCCCCTGGCCACTGCTTCTGCCACGAACATCTCATAGATCGGATCGCAGAAATCATTCGCAAACCACGTCCTGCGCATGTGGAATGCCTTCCAGGCTTCCAGAAGCGCTGCTCTGGAAGATGAGTATGTGTTGTTGAACGATTTCAGCAGGAGATCTGCAGGGACCTCCAGTGCAGCTCCGATCTGCTCACACAGAGCTCTTTCAAAATTAACGAATCCGGATGCCGGACGCTTCGGATCTCCGAAGGTGATGTCCTCCCCGGGCTTCATGACATTGATCGTCCCGGGACCCATCTCATATTCGTTCGGATCTGCAGAAATGTTGTCCGGGCCGGTCTCATTAAACGGCATCTGACCGGCGTCGGATTCCGTCTTAATAAACGCAGTGAAGAACGACTCGATGATGGCAGCCGTAACTTCGGCCTCCGTATACCGACGGATCTGCAGTACCGGCTCGATAACATGAGCCAGATACGGGACTCCACGGTACTGATCAGCACGTTCGGACTCCATGATGTGCAGGATGTTGGGAAGGCCTGTCTTGCTTCCATAAGCCCGGACACGCTGCCATTTCGTCTGCGCATCCTGATTGGCAAAGTTAAAACTCTCCGGATATGTGTTCCGGATGTGATAGGCCTGAATCATGCCATTACTGTCAACCTCGACACCGTCCAGTATCTTGTTCCCATTCGCAGCCCTGCCGGTCGTGGAAATGCCAGGATAGACATGGCTGGTCGACGGAGTAGAGATCCGGTCGGCCTCGATCAGATGGATCCGGAGCGAATACGGGCACATGTTTCTGGGCTTCACCCTGTTGATCAGAGCAAAAACGTCACCACTCATGAGCCAGCACGTCAGAGCCACCTGCTGCATCTCGTAGAAGTTATTGACGCCGATATCATCGCAGTTCTGCTTCCTCATGGCCCACAGGTTGAACTCGCGCTCGATCTGATGCTGCCATGCGTCGGCCTCTTCGTCGGTCATCTGCAGCACATTGCGGTCGATCCGGCTCTTCAGAACGGGAGACCCAGAATGAGCATGGAACCCTCTGAGCGCTCTCTTACTGTAAGAAGCACCGGCTTCCGAGTATCCGCTGTTCCGGATCCTTCTGCTGGCCGATGCAGGCCTTTTAAAGTCTTTATTCAAGAGTGTTTTCCTCCTTCCTGCTCAAATAGAAAGACCCACTGCGGAGCAAAAGACAGTGGGCCTTTATGCATCAACGTCAGGAATCCTAGTGGAAACCTAACAGAGATACCTAAGTATTGATCACCAGTCACGAGGGATCACTGCCACCGCTTTTCTGGCTCCTCCGGTGCCGTCCAGCTGTGCTTCCAGCTCGGCGATATCGTCGTACAGTTCGTCGATTGCTTTCCGAACAGCATCCAGATCGGCGTTGTAGCGTTCAAGGTTTCTGGATCCAATGCCGTACGCCCGGACGCCTCCGTCGAGGATCTCTTTTTCTTTCGCGAGGTACAGCTGCAGGCGGTCTTTTGTGAGCGCCAGGCGTTCCTCTATTACTTTTTTGGTTTTCATAGTCATCACCATTCGTCGAAATTATCAACGGATCGCCTCCGTTTCCTGCTCGTCTTCTCCGGAGGTCTTCCAGACGCCGGTCCTTTTGGCTTCTCTGCGTTCCTGAGCTGCCTCTCGATGGCATCCATATCCGGATTCACGATCTTCAGACCTGCCTTGGCATAGTTTCTGCAGTCCAGGGCCTCATTTCGCTCGTGGCCAGGGATTTTCACCCACTCCCACTTGTCCACACCGTTCTTATGCGTCAGAGTGAGGTGCTCGGACAAGAGGCCGGAGAAGAAGTTCATATCGTAGCCGGCACGGGCTTCCTTCGGGAAATGGCAGTATTTAGGGCCCGGTTCCTGCACTTTCAGGTTGCTGTAGATGGCTGTTTTGCCGGCATCAACGCCCAAAGTGTACAACCAGGTGTCTTTTACCTTGCTTCTGGGTGTGGATGCGACCTTATTCGGTGGCGATACGTACGGATACCCCTCGCCACCTTTGCCTTTGCAGGAGAATACACGGTGATTCATGCGGATCTTCGTATTCTGATAGACCTCATATGTAAAATGGCCACCGGAGTCGATGAGCATGATCGACGCCCGGAGGCCTCTGCCATTCTTAAATTTCCACACGTGCGACATGAGGTCATCTAACCTCTGCCACGTGTCCGGGGAGTCGGGACGGCCCATGATGATGCCCTTTTCGATGCCCCACGACTCTTCAAAGTGTCCCCAACCGACCACTTCATACTCGAATCGGTTGTCCTGAGTGTCCACGCCGATCGTTACGACTAGGACGCCTTCCGGAAGCTCGATCTCACTCCCGTCGTCCCGGACGCCGTATTCTTCACGCCGTGCCATCATGGAATCTTCGTCCTCCAGATCCCCACGATCTTCCCACAGCTGTCCGAGCAGAGTGTTATAGACGACCTTCAGCTGCTCCGGATCGTCCTTCGCTTCCAGAAATCGGACACAGATCCGTTCCCAGCTCGTCCAGGGCGAAGAAAAAGCGTTCAGCCAGAACGACCGGACGCCTTTTTGAGAAGACAATTTCGGAATACTCACCACAGTCAGGACACTGGTGGCACCATCGCTCCTGCGTCCCTTTGGCATAGCTTGCCTCGATGGCACTGGATCCTTTGATGGTCGGAGTGCTTACCTCGATGCTCTTGGCATTGTAGAAGGTGGTCTGTCTGGCCTTTGCCAGCTCCCACGGATCACCTTCACGTCCGGCAGAGGATGCCCACCGGTCTCTTTCGTCGCCGATGATGTACCGTGCCGGAGTGGATGCCAAAGCTGATGCGCTATTAGATCCTGCCAGTGTGAGCATTCCTCCCGGGAACGATTTCTGCAACACAGTGTTGCCACCATCTCGTGTCCGGACGTCGTGTACCTTCTTCTTGATGGTCCTGCAGTCCCGGATCATGGGTGAGATTCTCAGCTTGGAGAACTTTTTCGCATCTTCAATAGTCGGATGGATATACATCGTGGATCCTGGATCCTGGTCAATGATATATCCGATGAAGTTCATCTCAGCTTCGGACTTTCCGACCTGAGACGCTGCCACGATAACAATGTTTCGAACCTTAGGATCCGTCATGGCATCCATTGGTTCCTTAAGGTACGGCGTACGCTTTGTTCTCCATGGCCCTGCTTCTGCTGAGCTTTCCGGAGACAGCCGGCGGTATTTATCTGCCCACTCAGAGACCGTGAGGTTCTCTGGTGGTTTGAAGCCTTCGCAGATCTTCTGGAAGCACTTCAGTGTATTGCTATTCATCAGCATCATCCGTCTCATCGCTCTGTGGGAGCAGATCCGTAGACCAGCCCTCTCGTTCGCGGACGTAGGCCTTGTATTTATCCGGATCATACTGGTGATCCGAGAGTTCCACCAGGATCTGATAGCACTCCTGTCGGATCAGATCTGACGCCTCAGCCGGTGACGCTGCATTGCAGGTATCCACAGCGAGACGTCCAGGAAGTGCCAGGAGCATCGACCGGATACTGTATACCAGCTCATTGGTCACAGCTTCCACGTCTTCCGACCGGTGCATCTCTCCGCGCAGTTCCTGCAGTTCCATCTCCAGCTTCTGCGCTCTGGCATCTTTGATCCGGATCTCACCTTCCAGTTTCTGGTCTTCCAGGTCGTTGCTCTTCTGATCTTTCTTGTTGAGCTTGTCGCTGAGATGCTTTATATAATCATGGACGACAGGGACCAGGTCATAACGTCTCACGCTCCGGCCATTAACCTTCACGGTGACGGATTTGATCACGCCGTCCTGCTCGAGTTGTCTTATTCTTCTCGGAGTGAGTTCAAACAGCGCTCCGATTTGTTCTGCAGTCAGTGGATTGCTTGGGCCATCAGTCTTGGCTGCAGGTGCTTTATTCTTAGTTGCTGCCATGTTTGCTCCTTCCATGGACTTTTATTTGCCTAGTCTCTTCACTATCTCGTTTTCTTCATCACTTAACTCCCACCGGTGCGCTGCGGCCTTCTCAGCTGCGGCCTTCTCAGCTGCGGCCTTCTCAGCTGCGGCCTTCTCAGCTGCGGCCTTCTCAGCTGCAACTTTTTCCGAAACGAGATATCCTTTCCCGAAAATTGCTTTTCCTATCTTCTTCTGGGATTCCAGCGCGGAAATAGGATAACTGTCTTCCTTACTTACCTTCATGTCGATTCCATAGTGACAAAGCCATGCCATTTTTGAAGAAGTAACCACACAATCGGGATATGAATAGATTGGCAGCTCTTTCCGCTGCTGTTTCAAGTTTTCATCGTTCGCTTGCTTTATCGCCTGATACAGATCCGGTGCCGTTCTGAATCTGTAGTCCTCTAAATTGGTCACAAAAGACGTGCGAACGGATGCACCGTTTTCGTATACCACTGAAGCTCCACAGCATATAGAACACGCATGCGAAGAAGAAGAGGAAGAGAACAGCGTAAGACTTGGAGCGAACAGGAAGAACTTCACATCATGATCAGCGTACCACTTGATGATCTCAGATAGAATGCTGAAGGGAGGATTGTCAACAACAATACCCCCCCCCATAGTTAAATTTTTGATAATCTCCGCCCGGGTAAAATGGACGAACGAATTTTTCCTTCAGAAGGTTATACTCCTTTGCCACCCAGTCGGCAACCGCGTCATAGATCAGATCCGGAGTGTAGCAATCGTCCGTGGTTTTCTTCGCTTCGAACTTATCCAGGAACTCGTTATATTCGTCGTTGCCCTCTTCCCGGCTCTTGTCGTTGCGTTCCCGGTTCTCGAACCAGTCATCCGGATTCACGTCGCCGATAAGCTCGGTCAGCTCGTCATCTTCAAATCCGGTCAGGCTGAGATCGAATTGTTCCAGATTAAGATCTCCCAGGAGTGCCTTGAGCTTTTCTTCGTCCCATTCTCCTGAAATCTTATTTAATGCAATGTTCAGCGCCTTCTCGTCAGTCTTACTGAGATTGACGGTCACACACTCGACCTCTTCATATCCAAGATCCTGCAGAACGAAAAAACGCTGGTGGCCACCGATAATGGTGCCGTCAGCGTTCACGATAATGGGATCTACATACCCAAATTTCTTGATACTGTTTTTCAGCTTCTCATATTCCGGCATCCCAGGCTCAAGTTTCACCCGTGGATTATATTTTGCCGGTTTCAGTTTGCTCAGTTTCAACTTTTTTGTAGTCATTTTGCTCCTTGAGGTAATGAAATACCTTGAAAATTTTTATCAAAAAATTGCTATCTTTTGGGCTCGCGGCGGCGCAGCGCTTT